CACGTCTTCAACACTTTTTAAAGTATCAACTTCGTCAATAAATTTTTGTTCTTCTTCATTTACATTACCAATAAGACCAGTTTTGTAAAAGATATTAATCTTATCAATAATATTTAATTTAGATAAATCTTTATCTTTTAATTTGAAGAAGTCACCTTCTACTAATTCTTTGTAACCTTGTTTGAAATTTTTTACTGAACCAGGGTATTTCTTTTGAAACATTTTCTCAATACGAGCATCCTCTAAAACATTGATAACAGAATGATTAATACCTTGATGAACACCTCTCTCTAATAAATCCATAGGTGTATATAATGCATGACCAACTTCATGACAAACAAACATGTCATAAACATCATTACTAATTTCTTCTTTGAATATAGGTAAAACTAACTCTCTTGTTTCAACATTAAATGAAGCAGTATCTGCTTTTTTGTGAACAACGTTAATATTCTCTTCAGAGAGAAGTCTTGCGATAGTTGATTTTTTAGTCATTGTGGTATTTCCTCATCATCTATATTCATAATGACAGGTCACCCACAGGGTTGTCAAGGGTTAATTAGGTTATTTTCCGTATTTTCGCCATATATCAAAAACCCTAGTATTTTCGGGCGTTTTATCGTTTGGATAGGATTGGCACAAAATGTCGCAGTTGTCAATATCCACGATTTCGCCCCCATTTTCCTTAATATAGTGTTGGATCAGTAGAATATAACTGCCGTCTGTATTTTCGAGACCTTCCTTAAATCCTGTACTTGTAAATGCAATACGTTTTCCTCTATTTAGTATTTTGAGGGCAAGTGTTTCTGCTTGTTTTTCTCTGATCCTCATAGTTTCATTCCACATGTCATATTCCATATTTAACTTTTTTGCAAGAAAACTTAATGCGATATTATCTCTTGGATGACAACTTCCACCATCACCTAACCCAGGTTTCATGTATGCATCACTAATTAATCGCATATTACATTGAGATAGTACACGACATATTAATGATGAATCAGTATTACCCATTTTATCTGAAACATCTTGTATCATATTTACGAAATTAATTTTTTGAGTTATATACGTATTATAAAAAACTTTGATTGATTCTGCTTCTTTAAAATTACAAATTTCTGTTCTTGGATTATTTTCGGCAATCGTTTTGTAAAAATCAATTAACTTATGTGGAATATATTTTGTATAATCTTCTACACCAACTATATACATTTCTGGATTTTTAAAATCCCAACCAACAGTTCCTTGAGCTATAAAAAATGGACTATAACAGTAGTTCGTATTAGTAATAAGTTTTTTAAATTTGTCATCATTAGTAGTCGGTATGACAGTAGATATTAATACAAGTAATTGATCTTTATTCATTATTTCATTACATTGTGTTAATACATCCTCAACAATAGTTGTGTCGAAATCTTTTGGATCTAAATGACTAGTTGGTTGCTCTCCACCGTACATAGGATCATGAGGTGTTGGTACTGCAACAAAAACTATCTCTCTATCAAAAATTGCATCATGTAAATTATTTTTAGTTATGACAGGATCATATCCTGTTACATCATGACCTTTTTCAACACAAACTTGACTACAAGGAAAACCGAGTTTTCCTAAACCAACAAACGCTACTTTCATATTTTCTCCATAATTTCTAATAAATTTTTTTCTGCTCTACTATTAATCAAATTTTTATAATTATATTCTAATATTTCTGTATTGTCAATAATTAATTTTTTTAAATCTAATGTTGATAGATATGCTACCAACTCCACTATTCTATTCATTCTTTTTTGTGGATCTAATATATTATCGTATGATTCATCCCATAAATGAGAAAATGTTTTGTATCCTAAAGATTTCAATTTTTTTAAACTATATGGTTGACCAATTATAATAAATGGCATTTTTAATAATATTGGTTTAAATGTCTTTTCTGATAAAAAAGATAAATCTATATCATTATTAAAAACACTTTCAGTTACGATCCACATACTATTTTCATATGAAAACTCTTCATTGACACTGAACCACCAATTAGTATTTTGATCATCAGTATCATATCTTAATTTTAAATTATCACTCCATATTGACGCATTAAAATGATTGAGTAAGTTTCTGTCTTTCATAGCATTCATAAAATCTACTCTATGTTTTCTGGTTATTCTATTTAAACACAAAAATTTTTTTTCATGTTTTTTCTTTGATATATCAATCTCATTATGTTGTAATGATCTTATAGCAGTTTCAAAATATTCCCAATAAATATATTTGACATTGACTGTATTACCCAAATGATTACTATTAACCACAAAAACATTATTTAAATCAATATCATTTTTCCAAAGATTTTCAATTAACTTTTTTTCAGTTCTTTGCATATAATCTATTTCACGACAACTTGATATGAATAGATATTCATCATCTTCTAATTTAATATTAATATCTATTTTTTTATTTAAGAAAACTTCTAAATTATCTTCTAATGTAAACCAAACTATTTTTTTACTTTTATATTTTTGAAATAATTTTTCTACATTAACATGTTCATCTATCTCACTAATAAATTTCATTGTAAATAAGTTCCATTATATATTTTTGAGACTTTTCATTTGGATGTGCATCAATGTGATTAATAGGCATAAACTGATTTTTTCGTTTTAAAACATCCATTAATGTATACCCTCCTATTCTTTTTATACCGGGCCATCCATAAAATATTTTACCATTTAATTCAAGAGTAATATTATTATCCAACATCTCACTTATAGACTTAAATTTTAATGCTTCTAATTCAAATTCATTATTATAATAATTATTAATACAATTTAACATTTGAAACATTCTTAGTTCAATATTTTTTTGTTTGCAAACAGCATACATAGAATAAAAAAAATGTAGATTTTTTCTAATAACATTTTCAATGTTTGGATAATCGTTATTGAAACATTCATTATACCATTGATTTAGTTTTGCATAATCATACACTCTTGCTTTTGTGTGTTCATCTTTCATATCTTTTATTTTTGGAACGATACTTTTCCATGTATTACCTACCATAAAATCTTGTCTTGTCCATTCTGTCCATGATATTATTACACGATCAATCTTTTTTTCATCATGTTTAAATATTTCATTCATGACAGAATGATAGATTCTTTCATTACCACTACCACATTTCGCAGTATTAATGACATCTGTATTTAATTTTTCAGATAATAATTCTGGCCACATTTTAAAATCCATTGGATTAGGTATCGCACTTTTTGGCATATTCTTATCTGTGAAACTACAACCACCCACTATAATCATTAAAATACCTTTACTTTGTACTTACTTTCAAATTCTTGTGCATCTTCTATTGTATTAACAATAGGTTGACCTTTAATATTCAAAGATGTGTTTAATAACATAGGACATCCTGTTTTTTCATACCATTCTTCTAGAATAGCACGACATACAGACGGGTTTCTCTTTTCTACGACTTGTACCCTTGCAGAACCATCAACATGAGTCACAGCATCATAATCATGCAATGCTTTCGATACAAATTGCATATATCTATTCTTTCTACCTTTAAAATAATCATCAAAGTGTTCCTCTAATATCATAGGTGCAAAAGGACGAAACTTTTGTCTTCTTTTAATTTGATTGATAGTATCTTTTACAGGATATCTAGGATCAGCAATTAGTGAACGATTTCCTAATGCTCTTGGTCCAAACTCAGCACGTCCATTTGCAACACCACAATATTTGTGTTCTAATAAATGTCTAACGACTTCTTTTGGATTTATAGTTCTACTAATATTATGACCCAGATATGGATGTTTCCAATTTAATCTTACCTTGTTGATCAATGCAGCCGCACCAAGAGAAGAACCTGCATCACCTGGCGATGGCATTATCCATATATCATAATGATCTGGTATCTTACTATTTGCAACACAATTTAAAGCACATCCACCCATTAATATCAAATTATTTTTCGTTGTGTATTTCAATAGTTCTAAAAGTTTTGTTTCATAAAGATTTTGAACGGATGCAGCCAAATCTTCATCACGTGCATTTGGTAGTAAATTTCCTACACCCCAATGATTGTTCTTATATAAAAGATGTTCTAAATCATATTTGGGTTCGCCATATGCAGCCATTCCCATTGTGATATACTCATCCTCGTTTGGTTTCAAACCAAGTCTGTGCGTAATTGCTGAATATAATAATCCTAATGAATATGGATATTTAAATGATTTAATTTTTTTCATATTATCCCATATCGTAACAGTATCCCATTCACCGATTGCGTCAACAACAATAATATTACAATCATGAAATGGTGCAGTAAAATAACCTGCCGCAGCATGTGATTGATGATGTTTAAAATAGTAATCGTATTTTCTTCTTGGCCGTTCTAATGATTGACCTGCATATAATCTTCTAGTGTTTTTCCAAAATGGTGATTCGTAATATGCAATGTTGTGATAACCTAATTTCATTTGTTTTGGATGAATCCATTTATCACCTTTCTTTCTGCTATATCTTTCACTGTGAGATGCATATTTAATTTCTTGACCATCTAATACAGTTACACCTGCATCATGAAAACCTTCAGATACGCCTACATTAATCATCTTTTTCTATCGTACATTTTCTTTTACATTTGTAATAAGCATCATCATAATTTTCCCATGATTTAGGAAGAGTTTCATCGAACCATTTTGATTTCAATATTTGATCTAATGGTTTATTAAAAATATTATACTCATTTTTATTTTCCATATATTCTTTCATGATGTGTTTATTTTTGTTTTCATTTTCAGTTTTATATAATCTATCATCTTTAGTTATATCATACTTGTAAGCAAGATTACTTAAATAACAACATGGAAACACTTGTCCGTCTGGGTTAACAATAACAACTTCATTATTTTTCCATTCACAACTAATACACTTACTCATTTTCTTAATACCTGCTTCTTTCCATTCTCATCAATAAATTCAAAATTATCACTTTCAAAAAATCTATTAGAATCAAAATGACGCCAATATTTTGCACCATTGTCCTTTGCAAGATTTTCAATCTCTTTAAGATGTGGTCGATTATGTTCAAAAACAACTGTTTGTGCCATTGGTGTTGACCATGTTTCAGATAATGTTTTCATATTCTTTAATGTTTTTTCTAAATTAGTTTTTCTGCGATAATGACTATGCATATCTTGATCTACACCATCAATATCAAAATACATTTTTAATCTTTTGCCACACAATATACCAAGTTGCCAATAATAATCTTCATCCCTAATAGAACCATTTGTTGTGATTTCTATTCTACAATTACTCTCATCAATAATATATTCACATATGGGATATAAATCTTTGAGCATAAGTGGATCACCCCAAGTTCCACAAAATTGAACTTCATCTAATTTTTCTAATGTTTCTTTTGGAAATGCTTTTTTAAAATCTTCTAATGACCACTGTACAAGTGGTACCCATTCAGCAGTTCCACAACCGTTTGGATTAATTCTGTCGCATTGAGGACAACCTGCATTACAAAAATTAGTTATTGATAAACTAATCTTTCTTATCGGTGTTTTGTTCCACTTCACTTTTATCCTCGTAAATAAATACATCAGTTTTTTCTCTACGTTGAAAATGACTTAAAAAAGTATTCCAATATAACAAAATGTATAATTTTATTCTTTTTAATTTATTTTGTGTCATGATGCTATCCTTGAAAAGTTTTGAATCTTTTCGAATCTAATACTGTTTCTAAATTTGTCTGCTAATTGATCACCTTTGTGACTAATTACAAAAACATTCTCATTATCTAAAGTATTAAGAATACGTAAGAACTCATCTGTTCCTTGACCATCAAGTGAACTATCAAATATTTCATCAAGTATTAATAAGTTTGTATTTGTAGAGTTTTTCATTTTTGCAATTGCTCTCCAAGTAAAAAGTAGTGCAAGGTCTATACGCATCTTTTCACCTTCACTAAATGAGGCATAATTAAATGCATCTCTAAATCTTGATCTAATAGTTTCATTAAAGTTCTCATCTAAATTAAAGTTAACATAAAATTCCATAGACATCAAATACTTATTAATCAATTGATTCATAATTGGTAAGTATTGTTTTATAATTTTAGTTTTTATACCTGCATCATCTAACATATCTCTGGCTGCATGTACATAAACTCTCTCTTCTTTTTTTGTGCTTCTAGTATTCTCAACACCTTTACATTCATTTTTCATATTTGATAATTTATCTATGTCTGTTTCTGATACTGAACCTGACTCAAAAGATGAAATCTCATCATCTAGTTTTTGATTATACTTTTCTAATTCTGTTATTGATGATGACAACTCTGCTCTTCTAACTTCATTCTCACGAACTTTTGTTAGAATATCATTTATTTCATCTAGTCTTACTTCGACATCTTTTAGTTCATCTTTAAGTTTAGTTGCACCATCAACTATATTTTTTATCTTATCTTCTTTATCATGTAACATAGATTGTTTATGAGATGATTCAATATCTTGTAAACATGTAGGACAGTTTTCATTATTCTTAAAAAACTCTGCATCTTTTGTTAATTGTTTATGTTTTTCTATTAATGTTGCTCTAAGATTATTAAACTTTTGTAGTTTACCTTTTATTGTGTCATGATCATCTGTTTGTTTCATCAAGTCAATATTTTCTTCACCTATAAAATCAAACTCTTCAGTTCTCTCATCCAACACACTTTTATTATTTTTATGTGTCATTTGTTTTTCTAATATGATTTGTTCTTTATTTGCTTTCATATCATCTATGTAATTTTGTTGCATTGAAATTTTTTCAACTGCAAGTTCAAACTGATAATCTAGTTCTTTTATTTCATCAGTAAGATCTTTTATTTTTTGTTTTAATAACATACCCATAATAGAAAATATTTTTATATCAAGTATTTCCTCAACAACTTCTCTACGATGAGATGCCTTGAGTTGCATGAAAGGAACAAATGTAGATGATCCTAAAATAACCACTTGTGTAAATGATCTATAATTTAATCTTAATACATTTTGTTCTAAAAACTTTTGATAGTCTCTAGAGTTGGCATCTTGATTTACTAATATACTATCACAATATATTTCAAAAATATTAGGTCTAATACCACGAATAATTTTCCATTCTTTCGTTCCTATACTAAATTCAACTTCAACAACTGTCTCTCTATCATTAATAGAATTAACTAATTGTGATTTACTAATTACACGAAAAGGTTTTCCAAAAAGTGAAAAACATAATGCATCAAGTATTGTTGACTTACCTGCACCATTCTCACCCACAATAAGTGTGGTGGCATTTTTATCTAAAGGTATCTCAGTAAAAGTATTACCTGTTGAAAGAAAGTTTTTCCAACGAACACAATTAAAGTTTATCATAAAAACAATCTCCAAAGACCAATAGTATTCATTATTGTAAACCAAAAAGTTAACACCATAACCCAAGCAGACTTTCTATAGTATGCACCGACAAACCCTGTGGTACTAGCAACAAAGTAAAATGGTAAAAATATATCTGGTCTAGGATCTAAAACTGTATAAGTTAAAATCATACTACCATTAATAACTGCGATTGCACTTATCATCTCAAAGTAAAACGCAAGTTTATGTGACTGATAACTATCAATCCAAAATGCTTTTATTGAATCTATCATAATTCTAAATCTTGGGCCTCGTTATATAATCCTCGCATAATTCTTTTTATTCTATCTTTATCTAATTCTATTTCTAACTCATCTACGTATTTGTTTATTAATGTTGTTGTATCCTCTGCGTATTGAACTATGTCATCTGACACTGTATCGGCAGATAAATCAGAAAAGTCTTCGATTACCTTTACATCATGACAATTTGCTTTCATTAGTCTTTCCATGAATCTATCAAACTGATATAAATCCTTTTTATTTACAATAATAACTTTTACGAATTTGTTACTATATTGTGCGACATCATGATTTTCATATGCCGTCTGTGTGTCATCATAATAGATTTTTTCATGCATTCTAAAAGGGTTTAAAACTCTTGTCAATTCTAAAGTTTCAGTATCAAATATATGAAATCCTTTTGTATCATTATAATCATTCCAATAAATCTCATAAGGAGCACCGAGATAATATATTTGACCATCATCTGATTTGTGATGATAGTGACCAGAAAAAACTGTTTGAAACTTTGAGAACAATCCTTTATCAACACCATGATCACTTACTATACCTTTGTTCATTTGAAAACCTTTTATTTCTAAATGACCCATAACAATACTTGCAGTAGTTTGGTCAATCATACCCTCAGTGTATATTTGATTTTGTGGTGTAATCCAAGGTAAGAATAAAATATCTAATCCACCAATATTAACATCAGTTGGATCTTCATATATTTTTATTTTATCAGATCGACCATCAATAAGTTCTCTTAATGAATTTACATCATTTGTATTTTTAAAAAAAATATCATGATTACCTACAAGACAATGAAAGTCTAACTTCATATGATTTATTGGCAACATAAATCTTTCTCTAAACTCTTTTGCAGTTTTGATAGATACGTATTTTCTTCTATCCATTAGATCGCCTAAGTGAATAACTGTTTTAATATTGTGTTGTTGTAAATAGGGAAAGAAAACTCCCTCGTAAAACTGAAACATATATTCTAGAAAAAAAGAATTATCATTTCTTGCACCAAAGTGCGAATCACATAATATAGCAACTTTCATTAATCGTCCATAAACTCCTCAAGGCCTGATGGTCTCTGTGATTTTTCTTTTTCTTTTGTTTTATATACAGGTTCATCAGGTAGTATTATAGTAGGATCAAATCCATGAATACTATAGTTTGTTGAATCCATAGGTAAAACATCATGTGTGCGGTATTCTTCTTTTTCAATTATCTTATGTTTAATATGTGTTTGTTTTTTCTCTTTTTGTATTCTTCTTATGAATGCAAAGTATATTATTTGTGTGAAATACGCAAAAGGATTATTGGATTTATTAGGGTCAAAATTGTAAACATATTGTAAACAATTTTCTATTCCGTCTGAAATCATTTCATCTCGATAAGTATAATTTATGAAGTTAGGTCTAAACGATAAACCATTCGCAATCTTTAAAAAACACTCACCAACGTAATCTGGTACTGGTGGCATATTATCGCCAACTGCTTCTGCATCCTTACACATTTTTTTAAACTTTTTCATTTCTTCTAAAAGTTTTTTATTATCTACATAATGTTGTGGATTTTTTTTGGTTTTTGCCATGTCATAATCTATCACTTTATGGGATAAAAGTCAACAAAAAAATATTTTTAGTGTAGGATTTTTTTCTTAACAGATTTTAAAGGTTCTAAAGCCTCTAGGTATTTTTTAACTTCTTCTTCGTCAAAGTCTTCACCCAACTCATTATAATCTCTTGCTTCCCAATCGTGAATTTTAAGTTCTTGTTTTTCGCCTTGTTCAAGTTGTCTGTAGTAAAAAGTTTTTAAACCTTCAGATGCAGACATGATAGTTGTAATTGAATCTTTTCTTACTTTACATATTTTTTGTTCAGTGTAAGGATACAACCATCTTGATAATGTTAAAGACTCAACAATACCTCGTTTAGTTGCTCTAGGAATTGTTAACATTTTCATTGGATTTTCTATTGATATATAATCACCAACGTCTTTAACAACGTTACATATTACTTCTTCGCCTGAATTAAATTTTATTATTTGTTGTGACATATGTTTACCTTATCTATTTTACAATAAATACAGCGTATCTATTTTATATGTAAAACTTTCCTCGTTGTATATATTTATTCTTTCCTCAAAGTGTAATAGTGTGTAATTCTTCTTTCCTTTATATGATAAATCATCGCAGATATCATAAATTAAAACGGAATCTTTACTTGTGGACTTACGCAACCCACGGCCAATTGATTGGAGCACACGTATTCTGCTTTTACTTGGACTTGCGAACACGATGTTATTAAGATTAGGAATATTAATACCAGTAGAGAAAGTACCATATGATGCAATAATGATTGAATTATTTGAATTGTTAACAAGTTCTCTAACCTTCTCTCTATCTTCAGCACTTGTGCCTCCATGTACATAATGAGTATTATCACCTTTCATCATATCGTATAATACATTACCATGTTTTTCGACTAACTGAAATAGACATAGAGTGTTGCCTTTCAATTTTTTACATAAATTAGTGATAAAATTATTTCTTTTATTGTGACTAACAAGAAAATTTATTTCTTCAGAATATTTATGATCCTTTACTTGTTTACTTTCATTCTCGTTGTATTTAAGAACGATACAATTTGCATTCAGTTGTGCCAATGTTTTTTTATCCATAAGTTCTTTTGTAGAGATAACTTTTTCTACTTTTCCAAACAAACCTTCTAATACTAATCTATGTGTTTGTGTTCCGTCAAGTGTTCCTGTAAATCCAAAACGATAAGGACAATCTTCTAATTTTTCCATAATGTTAGTTAATGACTTTGCTTTAAATGTATGTGCTTCATCACCAAAGATACACTCATATTGATCAAAATATTTTTTATTAAGTTTATATAAAGATTGCCAAGTTGATATAACCACAGATTTATCTGTTTGTTTATCATGACCAGAGTAAATTTTATGTATGTTACTTTCAGTCCAACCGTATGAAATAAAATCATTTGTCATTTGTTCTACAAGTGAAGTTGTCGGTACTAATATCAATATTTTTTTATTCATCATTCTATAGTAACGCACTAAACAATATATGATATATGATTTACCTGACGCAGTAGGTGATAACAATAATCCTCTTGATTTTTCTATTGCTGTGCATATTGCATTGAATTGATAATCTCTGGCATCAAAAGGTATTTTTAATGATTTAATAAATCCCTCAACATCTTTTGGATCTATAGATTTATTATCTTTTACATTATCATGTAGAATATATTTTAATTCATTGTTTTTAAAAAAGTCCTCTAGATAAGATAATAAACCAACATAAATTTTATTTGTTTTTTGAGAGAATAAACGAATTTTGCCATCCCATATTCTATTACGATATGCCGGCATAAATTTAGCACCTGGCACTTCAAACTCAAAAAAGGAACTTAGTTCTTTTGAGACATGTGGTTCACATTCAACTTGTAAATGAACATCATTTATTTTGTGAACAAATATTATATTTTTATTTCTATCTTGTCTTAACTTCCATTGTATCCAATCGCCGTATCTTGCAGGTTCTTTTTTGTCTAACATTATTAAACCATTCCAGCTTCAAACTTTTTCCATTCAATAGCATTTTTAATATCCCACCCTCTTGCCTGTACTGACTTTAGTACATGATCAATATATTTTGTTGTTGTCTCTAAATATATAATTTTATTTTCTGCATCAATAATATCTTTATCAGACTCTATGTAAATATGTAAATCATTTTTTAATACTTTAAGATCAAATGGTTTAGTTACATAAATTTTTGCGTCTGCTTTACCGCCATAGTATTCCCACTTTTCTTTATATAAAACTTTATATTCACCTTTTGCCTTTGCAAGTAAAAAATCAAAGTTAGTTTTGTAATCAATAAACTTTGCATACAATTCTTGATTTCTTAAAGACTCTGTGTCTAAGTGATCTTTATCTACGGGTAATTCTTTGTAAACGATTTGTTTTAATTCATCTAAGGTCATAATAAGTATCCTAACATAATATTAACTAAAAGTCAATTATAATGTGATTATTTCGTAATATTTATATGTAAATTCTGATGTTGCTTTTATGTAAGTAACATCTGTTTCTTCTTGTGTAAACTCTAACGCTGATAATGTTGTTGGGTATAAATCTTCAAATCTTACTTCAACTAAAGGATTATTTTTATTTGAAAGTATTGTTAATGTTGCATCTGAAAACATTGGGTTAGCAGGTGTTTGTAGTTGTACTTTACCGATATCGTTAGTAGTATCTTTTCTTGTAACGTTTGATGTGTTTGATGTTGTACTTCTATGTGTTGCGAATTGTTGTCTTGACTTAGGAAATCCAATCGCTAATAACCAGTTATGTAATTCAATATAATTTTCTAAGTTTTCTGACACTTGAAACCCTATTGTTAGATTATCAAATGTTAGTTCGTCACCCTGTACAGGTATTGGTTTAAATGGTGTAGGAAATATTGTTTCCCCTAAACTAATACCAGGTAGATTACAATTAGTTACAAAAAACTCAACTTTAGGTATTTGAGTTATTGTAAATTTAAACTGTGTAGGACTTACGTAGTCCATTGTTGTTGGTTGTCTTGAAACTGTCGCCATGATATTATTTAGTAGAAATAAAAAAGGGGGCCGAAGCCCCCTCTAATTTTTGTTGTAATCGAGATTACATTAAGTTTGCAACTTTAACTCTTCTGTAATACTTGTTAGTATTTGCAACGATTGTGATCGCTCCATCTTCACCTGCGGCTCTTTGACCTAGGTGGAATGGGTTTGCAGCGATACCGTATCGAGTTTTAAAGCCAATCTTTGGTTGGAATGTGTTCTCACCAACTGCTCTCACCATTTGTAGTGGAACATATGGGCAATAGAACATACCAGCATCATAAGGTGATGTACCTTTGTAACCAACAATGTAGTATTGTGATG